GGAATGGGCTAATCAAAATAGATTTCTTATTTCTGTGTCGTCTGCTGAACCTGGGCGTTATAGAGTTGAAAGAACTCCTTTCCTTCGTGAAATTCAAGACCATTTAGGTAAAACTTCACACGCTCAAGAAATCGTTTTTGCCAAAGGCGCACAAGTTGGGGCAACCGAAACAATGAATAACTTTGTTGGTTATTCAATCGACATGAACCCGTCAATTATTTTGCTGGTCATGCCTACTGACGAAGCGATAAAAAAGAATTCAAGGACTAGGATAAAACCAATGATAGATGCAGCTCCTTCATTGAGCTCAAAAATTAAAGCGGTAGGTTCAAAGGATGCAGAAAATACAATTACATCTAAAAGCTTTCCAGGTGGAGTTTTGTTGATGATAGGAGCAAATAGCCCTGTTGGTTTGTCGAGTACTCCAGCTGCAAAAATAATGTTAGACGAAGTTGATCGTTACCCATTGTCGGCAGGTCAAGAAGGTTCTCCTGTGGATTTGGCACGTGCTAGAGCAAGAACGTTTCAGAATAGGAAATTATTCCTAGCTAGCACACCGACTAATGAAGGTGAGTCTGTTATTTGGGATGAATTTTTAGACGGTGATCAAAGATATTACAACGTGCAATGTCAAGGTTGTAGTGATTTGTTTGTGTTAAAATTTGAATATTTAACTTACGACGAATCTAAACCAGAAACTACTAGAATGGCTTGTCCTGAATGCGGTTTTCTGCACGAAGAAAGACATAAAACGGCTATGCTTGCCGAAAAAAACCACGGCGGTTTCGCTGAATGGATCCCCACGGCTATTTCAAACAATCCAAGAAAATACAGTTATCATTTAAGTTCCTTGTACTCGCCTGCTGGCTTTTATTCTTGGGAGGAACTTATTAGGGATTATTTGAAAGTAAAAAATGATGTTAATAAATACCGCACTTTCGTAAATACTGTTCTGGGAGAAACGTTTAAAATAAAGGGCGATGCTCCAGACAGCGAGAATTTATACAACCGTCGTGAATCATACGAAATTGGAACCATACCAGAAGGTGTTTATTTTTTAACCATGGGCGTAGATATTCAAGGAGACCGTATTGAAGGCGAAGTAGTCGGCTGGGGTCGTGGTCGTGAATCTTGGTCGATAGAATATTTTGTTTTCATTGGCGATACTTCGAAGCCTGAGGTTTGGGACAAATTAAGCAGTCAGATCACAAAGCAATATGTATGCGGTTATTCAATGATGTCGATAAATCTAACGTGCGTAGATGCTGGGTATAAGACCTCAACCGTTTACGATTTTGTTTCAAGATTTTCGTATTCAAAAGTTATTCCTATCATGGGACGTGATAGTGTAAAAGATGTCATGGTTTCGCCTCCAAGGGCTTATAATATTTCGAAAGCAGGTAAAAAAATAGAAGGTCGCAAGATTTGGTATCTTGGAACTGGATTATTAAAATCTGAATTATATGGATTTTTAAAATTAAAACCTAATGAAATTGAGGGCGAAAACGGAATGATAGAAATATATCCAGAAGGATATTGTCACTTTCCTCAATATGATCGCCATTATTTCAAGATGCTTACAGCTGAACAGCAAGTACAAGTTATAAATAAAAAAGGTTTTGCAGAATACCAATGGACAAAAAAATCAGGAGCCAGAAACGAGGCGTTAGACGTTAGAAATTACGCCCGTGCTGCTGCGTATATAATAGGAATTGACCGATTCAAAGATGATACTTGGGATAAAATAAAAATGCAAAGTATTATAGAAGTTGTAAAAATAGCAGATAAGCCAAAGCCAACTGAAAATAAAAAGAAAAAAAATAGCGGATACTGGTAAATATTTAAATTTAATGTTTAAATTTGTTTAAAATACACAAACTAGGCTGTTGCCACTAATGCTTTGCCACTTGGTGCGGTTGGGGCTAAATAAGCCAAGTTATTAACTACAAAAACAATCTTTATGATACAAAAAAATAATCAAATTGAACCTAATACCCAATCGCTCCAAATGGCTGTTGGCAGTAGTTATTCTCTTTACCAAGGGACTGAATGGAATAATGAAAAGCTTGATTTATTGATAGTAGTCAATTTTGAGTTAAAAAAGATAAACAGGATTGACCTTGAAAATAAAATAACTAAAATAATTGATATTCCTGAAAATGGTATTCCGATTCATTTTAAAAAAATAAGCAAATCAAAATTTAACAAATTAGTCGAAAAGTACCTATTTGTATAATTACTGCCAACGTTGGATTATTGTCGTCAGGTGGCGACAAACACAAAAACATAAATCGATTAATAACTAATAATTACAAGAAATGACAAATCATTCAGAAATTACCCAAGCCGACACTTGCGACAATAATGTGTTACCAGTAGTGTTTTTTTCTTCTTATTTACCTTATGACTTGAAGGTAAAATACAAAGAAGGAATTCATTATGGTAATCACGAAATAAACGCAATTGATAAAGAAGGTGTTAAAATAGCAGGAATTGAAATGTGGGTTTTATACAAAAACTGCAAGCCTATTTTAAAGCCATTGTCTTATCTAACAAAAGATGAAAATTTTGATTTATATATGGATTTATGCGAAGAAATTGGAGTTGTAAGATGTGAACATTTACTATTGGCTTTACAAGATAATTTGAAATATGCTTTTAATCTACAGCAACTAAATAATCTTGAAGAATGGTTAAATAAAAACCATTTTGATTGGAAATATAATCTAATCAAAAAAGGTTTAGCAATCTCTATCGATGATGTTGAGTAACATTACTGGTAACGGATTGTTGCTATAAGAGGATTTTCGGATGAGTATAAAACCATCTTTCCGCTTTGCCAAAACACCGCAAATAAACACAATTAAAACGATTAATAAACAATGCCGAAAATCTCTTATAGCAACTGTTATCAGGAGTACGGTAATTAAAACTAAATATGTTATGAAAATAGAAGTTTTAGAAGATGTTCTCGAAGAATTAGCAAATAAGCTAGGTGTTTACGGATGTTGTAATCCTGCCGAAAATGAAGAAGATTGTAATAGTGATAATGGATTTTGTTGCCGAACTGGATTTATGATGACCTATGAAGACAGAATAAGACAAGCAATTGAAAACGAAAAGAAACTACAGGAAAGTGGTCTTTAGAAACGCTCACGTAGTATTCCTGATAACGGAAAAGATTGTCGCAGGCTGGACAAATAAGCCTGATAATTAAATTAATAACAAATTTTAAAAACACAAAACAATGAAAAAGTTAAAGACAGATGCCAGCTTGCTACAATCGTGTGTTAGCAAATCGGTTTTACTAACAATGCTAATTTTATTTGCTTCTTGCGATAAATTAGATACTCCAATGCAAAAACCATTCGTTATTGTTGGGAAAAATTCAACGTACTATTCAACACAAAATATAGCTGAATATTATTATCAAGATGCAAAAGGGAATAGATACGATTTTACGGATGCTAACAATCTTTATAAAATTGGCGATACTATTCGGTAGGTTCTACCAAACTGTTTGCTAACTACCTGATACACGCAACTAACCATTAAAAACTATCTAAAATGCTAACAAAAAACCTTGACAATAATTATTTCATCACTTATTCAAATTATTTCAATATAGACGGTAAAACCTTCGCTTTTAGAAGAAAGTTGCTATTTGATATTACCAATATTCCAAAAATATTAGAATTGAAGAACAATAATAATTGTTTTGGTTATTGGATAAATAGAAAATGGTTTACGCTGTCGAAATTAAAGCCTTTGGTTAAAATTGAAAATAAAATAGTTGATGTTAGCGATTTGCAATGGTATGACCAAATAAAATTAGACCACGTTTTTTAATTTAACTTGACCGTGAAATAATTCACGGTTTTTTTTATATATTTACAAAAATTTATCTCATGGCATGTACTCAATATACATTGGAGCAATTGAAAATTATAACTGACGCTATAGCTTCAGGGGCAAAAAAAGTGAAGTACGGTGATAAAGAAGTGGAGTACAATTCTATTGATGATATGATCCGTGTGCAAACAATGATGAAAAACTGTTTATTTCCAGAACAAAATGCTAATAACGGACGAAAATACGCAAGTTTTTCGAAAGGAACTAATAGATGCAGATAATGAATGTAGTAGATAAAGTAATTTCAGTTTTTGATCCAAAAAGAGGTGCTGAACGTGCTAAATTTAGGGCTATAGAAAAAACAATAAACTCAGGAATAAGAGGATATGAAGCAGCGACAAAAGGACGTAGAGGTGATGGATGGACGGGTTATAATACTTCTGAAAACGCAAATAGTGATATTCAAAAGTCATTAAAAACTTTGCGAGATCGTTCGGTTCACGGTTATAAGAATAACGCTTCAATTTTCAAAGCAATTAGAACAATTCAAAATAACGTTATCGGTACAGGGATAATGCCTACGCCTGTGAAGTCAGATTCTAACTTGTCTAAAAACGAAATCCAGAAAATAAAAGACGAATGGAAGGCTTGGGCAGAAAAAACTGATTGCGATTTTGATGGGTTCTTTTCGTTATATGGACTTCAAAGTTTAGTCATGCGTAACGTGGCCATGCAGGGTGAAATGTTTATTTTAAAACGCCGTGATTCATCAAGCCGACACCCTATCAAATTGCAGGTACTTGCGCCTCACATGGTAGACCATACTAAGAACTCATATATGATTTCCGAACGTGCTGGAAACTACGTAGTTCAAGGAGTTGAATTTAATTCTCAAGGTAAACGTGTTGGGTATTGGGTTTTTGACCACAATCCAAACAATGAATATACAATGAAGTTAGCGCCTAAATTCGTTTCTTCAGACGATATGATTCACGTGTTTTATAAAGAGTTTCCAGAACAAGTAAGAGGCGTTCCGTTCGGTACTTCGTCAATGTTATCAATGCGTGATTTATCTGACTATGAAGATGCTCAATTGATGCTTCAAAAAGTTGCTGCTTGTCACGTGGCTTTTACTTCTAAAGCGCCTTCAGATGATCCGTTAGCAGGAACTGAAGGAACTCATGAAATTGATAGAATGGAACCTGGAATGATAGAATATCTTCCTGCTGGCGAAACTGTAACTTTTAACAGTCCACCAACACCATCAAGTTTTTCGGAATACGTTTCTAAGAATCAACAAAAAAATGCTGCTGGTTACGGTATTACTTACGAACAACTTACAGGCGACATGGGAAATGTAAATTTCTCTAGCGGTCGTATGGGTTGGATTGAAGCGCAAAGACAAATAGAAGATTGGCAGTACAATATGTTTATTCCTCAATTCTGCGATAAAATTTGGTCTTGGTTTATTGAAGGCTTAAAAATTAAAATGATTATCTCTAAAAATGCAGGTGCTGAGTGGACACCACAAGGACGTGAAATGATTGACCCTGTTAAAGAAATGAATGGATTAATTTTAGAGCTTAAAAGTGGACTAGTTTCATGGACGGAAGCCTGTAAACGTCGTGGTTACAATCCTGATACGCTATTAGAGCAAATGAAAGCTGATAAAACTATGTTTGAAGAAGCTGGAATTAATGTAGAATGGATTATTCAGGAGGCTGAAATGGAAGCTCCTGAGCCTACTGCAAATCAGAATAAAAACCAGTCTAAAAAATAAATACAAAAACCGTTGTGTAATTGAAAAAAATTATATATTTGTAAAACGTAAAACGTGTGACTAAAAACACGTCTAACACATA